ACCACTGTCATTTACCTGACCTTGGTTGCCAAGCGTGAATTCGGTTGATGTTGGAGTTGTGCTATTCCAAAAACCAGAGCCAGATGCGTTTGTCAAATTCAAAGCCAATGAAGCCGTGTTTCCAAGCGACCTGTGATAAACGCCCCAGTTTTCTGTATCTGTTGTCTTCTTAATGATGATGCAGCCCGGCTCTGAACCGAGGTTATGCGCCACAGTTCTACCCGCTGTACCGTTCCCCGTATACGTCACCACATCAAAGAACTTCGGCGTTGCCAGCCACTGCCAATCAACGTAGGTTGCACCGCTGTTGTTGTAGTCTGTGTTAGTGCCAATGGTGTAACCAGTAGAGCTAAAAGCAGTCAAGCCTTGGCTGTCAGTTGCTTCTGCGCTTGTCGTGTTGCTGCTCAGTGCCTTGGTTGCACCACGCACTGTATCTGTCAGTTTGTGGTTTGTTGCGGCAGAGCGTGATTTTGTCCAGACCAAACTTTTGTTGATTGACGCATTCAAGCCTGTGGTAACAGTCGCAGACGATCCTGTTCCAGTCCTCAACCAAGTCTGGAAAAAATCCTCAATGTACTTTGGGGCTACAGCCGCCCCTCCCCCGAACGCATCGTAGGAAGCAGCCCCGCTAGTTGCTTGTAATGGCATAGATTAAGCCTTGAACTGAGTGACAGAAGCCAGCACTGTGTAGGTGGCACTGCCTGTCTTGATGATCAGATAACGGTAGCTGTCGATGCCGCTTGCGTTACCCGCTGTAGGCGCACCACCCAGCCAACGTGTAGTCACGCCAGAGGTTGTACCGTCCACTTGCACTGCGCTGTTGTAGTAGGCAGTCGAGCCTTGAGTGACCAAGAAGGCCACTGTGACCGACTGACCTGTGGACAGTGCAGTATCAAGTGATGTACCGCTGGAAGCCCTGAAGTTCACCGTCCAGTTGGCTGATGCGTTGGAGGTGTAGAACAGCACCGACTGTGTGGTGATGTCGTAGTTGATCGTGCCAGTGGCTGCTGTGGCCGAAACAGTAGCAACTTCAGCAGCATCATTCAGCACCATAGCCAATGTGCTGGTTGTTCCACTAAATGTCTTTGTGCCAGTAAATGTTTGAGCCGTGTTAATGCTGGCCACATTGGTCAGTGTGTTGTCGGCAAACGCAATCGTTTTGTTGGTCAGCGTCTGTGTGCCTGTCAGCGTCACATCACCAGTGCCAGTGCCTGCACCAATCGCTGTGCGGAAGTCTGAAGCACTCAGAGCCGACACAGAGTTGTTTTCGTTGAATCGTGGGAAGGTGATTGCAGACGGGTTTGTCACCGTGAACAAATTAGCGCCCAGGGTGGTGGCCCCAAGGTTTGTGCGTGCTGCTGATGCTGTTGATGCACCCGTGCCGCCCCTTGTCACTTTCAGCACTGGACCCGAATCAAACAGCGCATCAATGGTGTCCAAGTCGTTGTTGATCTTGGTTCCCCATGTGTCAGTGGACGCGCCGACCTCGGGTTTGGTCAGCAATAAATTTGTGGTAGTGGTATCAGCCATTTTTCACCTCATGCGGCAATTTGCCATGTTTCCGTATTATCCGCAATTGGCGTCCATGTTTCACTGGTATCGCTGATTGCAGTCCATGTTTCTGATGTGTCGCCCAAAGGCGTCCAGGTTTCGCTATTGTCAGAAATTGCCGACCAGGTTTCAGATGTGTCAGGCTCTGGCATCCACCGCAGCCTGGCATCAACCACCATGCCGGACACGCCAGCAAACACAATCGATGCACTTTGCCTGCGGATGGCGTTGATGGCCATACCAGACTGAGCCTGAATCAGCACAGGCTGATTGACGATCACGCTGGTGCTGACCGTCATGGTGGCAAAGTCTTCGATCAGGATCTGGATCAGCGGCACTCTGATGGCGCTCACCGTCATGGCGCTTTCGTCCACGGCAGCAAACGCACCGATGGCCACCCTGATGGCGCTCACGCTGGCGCTGGATGCCGCCTCAAATGTGGATGCGCCAATGGCATAGCGCCTGGCTGAAATCGACACGCTGCTGGCAGCGGCAATGGCAGCCGCAGCGTCAAACACTGCATTGGCCTGCACCGTCATGGCGCTCTGGCCAGAAATCGCTATACCCGCAAATGCATACCTAATAGCCGACACCGACATGGTGCTGGCAGCTTCAATGGATACAGATGCGTTAGAAACAACAGTCGCGCCAACCGACATGGCGCTCGTTGCCGAGATCGAGACAGAAGGCTCAAAGGAGCCTCTGGAATAGTTGCCGACCCCGTAGGAGCCGCCGCCGTACCCTACCCTTGGGTCAGAGTATTGCCCGACTCCATAACTGCCACGACCATATGCAGCCATGTCATGTCAGGGTAACGTCAAGATCACCAGCAGGGATGCGCAGCACATCGCCATCGTTGATGGTGCGTGCTGTGGACAAAGCAGCCCAAGCAATCAGGTTGCCACCTGTGCTGGCGTCAAAGATACCAGCCCAGCCAATCGACCCCCAATTGCCGCCAGAGGCCGCTGCAAACTCGATGGCCGCAGCGTTGGTGGCGTTGGTGGGGCTTGTGCCGGACACGTTGATCGTGCCAGTGGCCACACGGGCGTAGCCGTTGCCGGACACCTCAGTGCCGCCACCAGTGTCCGATGGGGCAGCCGTGAACAGGCCCACATACCAAGCTGTTGGGCGTGTGGCCGTGCCGCTGGTCAGGAGCCAGGTCAGCACCAGGTTTTCTGTGTGGTCGGTAAAAGATGACATATCCAGCCCTTATCCAAAAGTCTTTGCACGGGTCAGCAGCACACCGCCTGATGTCGATGCCCTATCGTCTGCTGTTCTCAAATCATTCAAGGCACGCTCATACAGCGTGGCCCATGTCTGAATTCTCGCATCGTCTTGCAAGTATGGAGCAGCCTGCAACAGCGCACCGTACAAATAGATGTCTGGACTTGATGCCAAAAGCCAATTGGTGGCCACACTGTTTGACAACTTTGTCAACTTCGCAAAATAGATTAACTCTGCCGTGTAAGTTCCATCAGGCGTTGGTGCAATCCGAAACTGATTTCCCACCACCGTGAAGAATCTGGGCTTGCCGCTGGCCGTGTATTGGGATCGAGCCTGATCCATGTCATCAATCGACAAGAACTCCAATGGCTTGATCGGGTTGGTGCCGGTCAGCTTCAGGGACTTGGTTTCCAGAAAGTCGCTTGGCACAGTTCCGTACTCGGCATCAAAAGACGCATTGGCACGCACAATCATCTGGCGCGTGCGCAGTGTGCGCTCGATCTGCGCCTCGGCCAGAGAGATGAAGTCAGGGATGGTGGCCGACAGGTCAGACCTGTTTAGCCAATCACCAATCGATGTCTTCAACTCTGCGTATGTGCTAAGTGCCATTTTTAGCCTCTTTGTCCATTTCCTCTTTCACCACCCAGGTGTGAGGATGCCCAAACTCAAACGTGCCGATGTGTCCGATCTCATGGGATACGTCATGGTCGATATAGATCTTGTATCCAAGTTCCTGTGCCTTCTTGCAGAAAAACACATCCTCGCCCATGTAGCCCCGTGTGGTCTGCCAAGGCATATCGAACCATGGCTCAGACATACCCTCAAACACCTCGCGCTTGATGAGCATTATGCCAGTGCCAATGCTTCCGACCTCTTCCAATCCAGTGGAATCGGGCATGGTGTAAACAGGGATGCGCTTGCCATCGGCGTCATAGTTCTGCGCCGTTGGCCCTGTGGGCATTCTGCGCCGTGCGCAGTTGGCGGCCACAATCTCTTTGTCGTGCGCCAGCAATCGGCCCACCATGTCCTGGGGGAACGTCATGTCGCTGTCAATGAACAAAATGTGTGTGCACCCCTCTCGCATCGCGTCCAGACAGAGATCTGCTCTCTGGTTTTGGATGATCGTGCCCTGCATCAATTTCAGACTGATGGCGTCTTCTGTGTTGAGCGTGTGATAGGCCACCATATTCACCATGCAATAGCAATAGTTGGTGTGTACCTGGTCACGGGCTGGGGTGCAGACTGCAATGTAGTTGCTCATACTTTTCCTGGTCGAGTCCTAAAAAATTGGTTTTCGGAGTCGTTCAACCAGCGTTTCATGTATGCCTGATCGTCAATCTTTCCCTCGGCCTTCATCTTGTAATACAAGGCTTCTGGAATGCTTGCCACCAAGTGCCACTCACCCGTCCAGTTGGCTTTCTCGTCAACTGCATTGTAGATGGCTTTGTTGGCTTCGAGAACAGCCGTGACGTCTTGCTGTGTCTCAATAGTCACATCACCTGTCTCGGCGTTTTCATGCCAGATGCGGGTAATGCCCTGTTGTTCATTGCGGTCAAAAATTCTTTTGTGGATCATCTTAAAAAAAAGGCCAGGTTTCCCTGGCCTTTTCCGTTGGCTTCAAATCAAGAAGTGATCAGGTCAGCGGCCAGGCCGTGGGCATTTTCTGCCAACACTTTGTGACCCCACTCAACGATCAGCATACGCTTTTCGGCGTCACCTGTCTTGGCCAGTTCGACTTGCTGGTAAGGACGCAGCACAGTCATCTTGGCGTAGTCAGGATCAATCACCCAGGCGTCACGCTCACGCTGGAATCGGTTGGCAATGACCTGCACGTTGCCGAAATCGGAAACGTAGATGTCAACAGCGCCGACCAGGGTTGCAGGCTTTGCACCACCGTCAATGTTGAAACGGCTGGAGGCGATACCAGAGAAGCCAGATACGCGCTGCTTGTTGACAGGACCGCACATCAAGATCTTTGGAGTGCCACCCTGCGACCACACCTTCTGGATGACGTTCTTCAAGATCGCCTCGGTGAAGGTGCGCACGTTGCCATCGGTACGGGCGCTGTTGGGCAGCGTTGTGTACGAGGGATCAACACCGTTGGTCTGCTTGTCGGTGTTTGTTTTCACAAACGCTCCGAGCGAGGCAGTTGCACGGGCAGTGGTGGTATCGCCAGCGTTGGCGATAGCGCCATTGAGCATGGAGAACTCTTGGTCACGCTTCAACTCAGCGCCACGCTTGGCGATCTGATAAGCCAGTTCCGAACGGCGACCAGCTTTGTTGACCACTTCTTCAGTGGCCGACAAGATGATTGTCTTGCGGCTGATCTGTGCGTAGTTTTGCAGACGCACTGTGGGGACAACAGCGTCAAAGCTGCTGACGTCATCACCTTCCAACTGTGCGTTTGCAGCAGCAGCGGCCAGGGTGTCGGTTTGCCACTCATACAAGCTGTTGGACACGTTCTCACGGCCAATGTTGCTCATGTAAGGGGTTTCTTCGGGTGCAATGTTTGTGATCACATTGGACAGGTCTTCACGAATACCCTTTGCAGAGTATGTGGTGAACGTATTAGCGACGATTGCCATTTTGGTTACCTCAATAAAAGTTCAATTGCAGAAGCCGCATCATCGACACGGCCAGTTTTTGCAAGACGCTGCTTTGCGCGAGTTGTCTCTGTTGTTGTCGAAACCCGACCCGCTGCACCTGGCTTGGCGGTTCGTGGGCCATTGTTCACCACAGGCTTGA